CAACAATTGTCCATTCCAGATGGAGTACCATTGTACCCCATAGAAATGATATTGCCGTTTTTTACCAAGATAGATCCAACCTTTGCCCTTTCACAATAAGACAGCGCAGCTATTTCTTTTGCTATGTTTATAAAAGTTGTGTCTAACTTTTTTTGTTTCACAGAGATTCTTTTACAAATGTTCCACCGATCATTGTTCCTTTACGTTTAGCTATTTGATTATAAGCTGAGTTGATACACTCTTCGATATTATAGCCTTTAAGTTTTGCTAGATTTGTAAGAACAACTACGCAATCTCCAATAGCATCAATAAACTCTTCTTCATCATTTTTTAGAATAGCTTTAGCTAATTCTCCAGCTTCTTCTTGCAATTTAATGTACTGAGTCTTCGCATCACCTTTCTCATAAATTCCTCTTTGTTCTGCCCAGTCTCTAATAGACTGAAATTCATTTGTTAATGTCATTTCTTTTTTGTTTTTTGTTTTGATAATCATTTAATGATGCCATATAAGCCACGCAGTCTAGGAGATTATCCTCTTTGTGGTTATATGCTTGCCTTGATAATTTGAGCGCAATCATGGCATTATACATGTCCACAGCAGTGATTTCTTTACGGCTTAATAAAGATGCAATTTGTGCTGCCTCTTCCATGCCTTCTTGCATAGGACCATACTGACGCTCTTTTTCTTCAGATCTTTCGTAGATAATCTTGTTTGCTTCTTGTAAGATATTCATAGATCAAATATAAAATAGAATAAATAAATGGTAAAACTATTCTCCTAAGTACTTAATAATATCGGACTTATCTCCCCACTCTCTTTGAGAGTCAATGTCACTTGGTTTAATTGTAGGCTTTGGCATATTTTTAGCTACATTCCAGAACCAATCTCCTAAGTTGCCATGTTTTTTCATATACTCCCATCCTTTTGCATCATAAGTTTTAATACAATCAAATGGAGTGTCTATTTCTGCATTTTTAAGAAAGTCTTTATGGTGACTATAAAATTTAGCTCTACCAAGTTCTCCAGGTTGTACGTTTCTTGCAACCGCTACAGCATTAAAATTAGTTTCTGGAAGTGCAATCTGCAGAGTTCTGGATAATACTCCTGTAGAAAATACAGTCCACATATTTGGAATGATCTTATCTTTAAATGCCTCATGAAATATCTTTACTCCTCCAGCTACAACTTGTTCATGTTTAAGTCCAAACGGTAAATACTTCGCTCCAATTTGTTTTGCAAAATCTTTTGCCCAACCATTAATAGTAGGCATTGCAGGAGTCTTTAAAAATATAGGAGTTGCTCCGTCTTCTATAACACGAAGTTGATGTTCAGATGCTTCTTTAGATGCTGGCATAAACAAGATCAACTTCTTATTATATTTCTTTGCAAGATAAGTTAGTGAGTATGGAGCGTAACCTGTTCTCGGTGCTACATAAACTAATGAATCTTCTTTTACTTGACTGATCATGAAGTCTGCCATTTTGGCTTTACTACCATATTGAAATTCTCCATCATCGACTATTGTAAAACCTTCTGCTTGTTTTAATTTAAATTCAAAATCAGGCTTATAGTCTTTAGTCATTTCTAAGTAGTAGTTTAAATCTCTACCATCTGACATGTCTAAGTTTGACTGATCTGTTGCTTTGTTTATAAACATAACTATTTTAGTTTTTTTGCAAAGTCATAGTACTTATCTTGACCCCAGGTTTGTTTAAGAATAGAATTGTTATACATTCTACGACCATTATTTTTTATAATATGATCTTCAGATTGATACTCTTGAAAATAACGTACAACGTCACAAGCTCTACTATCCTCACAATCAATAGGATTCAAATTATATCTGTTAGATAAGAATTGAAGTACTTCATTAATGTATTCAAACTCTTTTACTCTAGAACTAACTTTAGGAAAGATTGCTTTAATACAACGAACTGCATTTGTTCCTGCATAAACCCAACCTTTAGGATTAACATAGTTAGGAAAATACTCTCCTAAATCTGCTGCAAAAGCTGTTAAAACAAAGTTTTGCTTTTTAAATCCTACACTATTTAGATAATCATTGCCTAAATCAGTTACTTGATAAATGTCAAGTTTTTTTGTAGTAACTGCATCGTAAATATGTCTTACAAGTCCTTCAGAATGTTCAAGAATAAACTTTCTTAAATGACCTCTAGTTTCACCTTCGAATGTGAATTGAGGAAGCAAATAGCCTTTGTTATCTGTAAATGGTGTTATCCTATTATAAAGGTCCTGCTTCCATTCTGGCCATGTGTATTTTTCTTTTAATATAGAATCCACAATCCAAAAGTTACCAAAGCCATGCGTCCCTAATATGTCCTTGATTGTGTCTGTCTTATATCTTGGCACATAATTAATACCAGAACCACAAAGTCTAAACAAATAGAAAAGCATGAACCAATCAAAGTCATCTTTAATATCATGATGGGTAAAGTGATTACCCATTTTTCTTAGATCTTTTTCTTTGTACCACACTGCTTCAGTAAATGCGCAGAATGCAGCAAACCTACGATGCGCAGTATCATAAATAGGTACATGATAAATAAGATCATCATTTACGTCTTCATATAAATTGCCATTGTAAGGAAGACCTAAACTACCATGTTGTTGCATTAATAGACTACGTTTGTCGTATTCATCTAGTGCTTCAAGGAGTTTTTCGTTTATAATAAATTTAGTCATATATAAATGTATAAAAATTATGTTTATTAATAAAATCTATCTTTGCAGTGATCAAAATGCCATCGCTGCATAGCATTGTATTGACCTATTTTTTTACAATATGGACACTCCACTTTTTTCCTATCTTTAGCTGATTCTGACATTTTAATTTTAGCTTCTTCTGATTTAGGTTTGCGCATCTTACTTATAGTATTTTTAGAGTGTTTTTTACCAAATCTCCAGTTTTTTTCTCCTATTCTAGAATTTGATATATTCAATCTATGAGATTCAGAAAAAATCTTACCAGTATTAGGTCCTGGTTTGCCTATTTTAGCTTTTGACAGTTTCTTTTTATGATCTTCAGATAAAATTTTGCCTTTATGAGAGATAGATATTTTTAATTTAGTTTCATCACTTACAACTTTTTCTCTCATTTTATTTTTACAATACTCATATACTCTAGAACTTGGTTTATATCTATTTCCTTTCTCTGTAGGTATTATAGACATCATAGAAAAAGCATAAAATAGACTAGGATTATCAGGATATATTTCATGTAGTAACCAATGACATAAAAAATGTTCTCTTGCAGTAAGCTCTACTATATTATCTTTATGATTAGAACCTCCAATACATTTAGGTATTATATGATGCTTTTCTTTATATCCTTTTACAATTCTATTTTTAGCTCTGTATATAATTTGATCATATATTTTTTTATAATTCATGAAAAAGAAAATGGTCCAGAAAACAGAGGAGCTACTACCTTCCTAAGTTTAAAGGACCAATAAGTTATATTGTAGATAACTGGTAGTAGCAGTTTCTATCTACTATAAATATCATGATCCTATGATTTCGTTTAAGAACGGATAATGTTTTGGCTTTAAATGGACTGATTGTTTCATTTCAAGAATATCGAGCATCTTAGTACCATCTTGATCAATCCAGTCTTCAGGCCACTGAATAGTTTTGAGTCCTGAGTTATTCATAATTCTGTTAGCAACATCTCTCAATTCCATTCTCTCTTGTCTGGTTCCAAAGAAAGGTTGTTTTTTGTATAAGCCTGTTCCTGGAATCTTTCTTGATTCATGTTCTACTGGAAGTAAGTTAACTAGTGTAACGTTATTAAGTTGTTTAGCGAACTCTACGTACCTTCTGAATAGATCTCCTGTTGCGGCTCTAGGATTTTCTTGTCTCATTAGATGGAATCTCAAATCAATATTTCCAAAGTACAAAACTACTTCATTGTACTTTTTGTTGATTTCTTCTGTAGTATTACGTTTAAGAAATCCGTGTAAAGTACGGCCAGGTGTGAAGTCTAAAGCAAATGTAGGTCTCCATACTGATAAAGCGTGAGAATCTCCAATTACACACTTTTTTGTTTTGTTTCCGTAAGACTTGAACAGATCTACAAAGTTACCTATAGGAAAATTTAGGCCTTCTATCTTAAGTCTCTTATTGAATCCTTCAAAGTCAAATTCATTATTGATGAACTTTACAGGACCTTGATAATTTCCTATTGCTTTCATCTTTTCGTAGTGCAGATCTTGAGGTCCTCCAGGCACATTAAATACCCCTGGCGTAAAGTTAACTCCTTCACAAATGAATAGAGCATCATAATCTTGCCATTTTTCAGGACTAACGTTTACATCGATTTGATCTTCAGGAAATAAATCTTTAATCATTCTTGTAGCGATGAGACCATAGCCACCTCCTTGAGAATTTAAGGTGGATCCAACATTTCCCATCATACTTACTAGAGCATACTTTGGCATAACTTTTATTTTATGTAAATATAACCAATATCTTGGAATCCAAGAAGTTTATCTTTTAAGTAACATAAAAAACCCCTCCGAAGAGGGGCTTTTAATTTATCACATCATACCCATCATAGGGTCCATAGACTTTTCGTCTTTGTCTTTCTTTTCAAACACAACCGATTCTGTGGTTAGAATTGTTCCGGCTACGGATGTTGCATTTTTAAGTGCTGTAATAACCACTTTTGCTGGATCGATGATGCCTGATTCAAAGGCGTCTACGATTTTATGATTCTTTGCATCATAGACTTGATCATTTCCAGGGATACAATCAAACCAATTTTCAATACCTGCATTAGATAGAATTTTCTTGAATGGAGCTTGTAGTGCATTTCGTACAATGTCTCTAGCAATAGCTACATTACTATTATATTCTGCTCTATGATTGAGTGCAACCCTATAAAGAGTAGATCCACCACCTGCTACAATACCGTCTGCGAGTGCTGCTTTAGTTGCAAATAAGGCATCTTCAACTCTATCTTTCTTTTCTTTAATTTCAATTTCACTATTTCCACCTACAGAAATGATAGCTACGCCTCCGATTAACTTACCAAGCCTTTCTTGTAGTTTTTCTTTCTCATAGAATGATGAAGCTTTTTCAATTTGCTTTTTAATTTCGTCTGCTCTTGATTCAATAGCTTGCTCGTCTCCTTTACCATCTACAATTGTAGTTTCATCTTTAGACACAGTAACAAGCCTTGTTGATCCAAGGAATTGTGAAATTTGACCTGCTTGCATTTTATCAAGCTTAAGACCTTTATCTTTTGAAATAACTTGGCCACCAGTCAAGATAGCAATATCTTCCAAAATCAAAGTCTTTCTTTCACCAAAGTCTGGTGCTTTGACTGCACAAACTTGTACGATTCCTCTCATCTTATTTACAATCAATGTAGCCAGTGCTTCATCTCCAATATCTTCTGCAATAATCAAGATTGGCCTATTTTGTTGATGCGCCAAACCAAGTACTTGTACTAGTTCTTGAGCAGTAGAAATTCTACCATCATAAAGTAGAATATAAGGATTGTCGAGCACTGCTTGCATTGTAGTGTTGTTAGTTACAAAATAAGGAGACTTGTAACCACGATCAAATTGCATACCTTCGACAACTTCAAGAGAAGTTTCACCAGTCTTAGATTCTTCAATTGTTACAACACCTTCACGACCCACTTTATCAAGTGCTTCTGAGATCAAGTTACCAACTTCAGGATCATTGTTTCCAGAAATAGTAGCTACTTGTTTAATTTGATCTTCTGATGAAATGTCAATTGATAACTTTCTAATTTCGTCTACTACCTGTGATACAATTTTATCAATTTCATTTTTGATCTCTACAGCATTCACACCTTGGCGAATTTCTTTGATGCCTTGCTTAATCATTTCAGTAGCAAGAAGTGTAGACGTTGTTGTACCGTCACCTGCTTCATTTGCAGATTTAATACTTACTTGTTTAACAAGTTGCGCTCCAAGATCTTCAATATCATCTTCTAGTTTATGAAATGACTTTGCGCATGTTACTCCGTCCTTAGTAACTTTAACTTCACCAGATTGTTCACGAATTAAAACTGTACGTCCACCAGGACCTAATGTAGAAGACACTACATCATTTAATTTCGTAACTCCTGAAAGTAGCTTTTCTTTTAGCTCTTGTCCAATAACATGTTTTGTTGTACTCATAGTTTATTTTATTCAATTACTGCAAATATTTCTGATTCTCTACAAATGTAATAGTCTTGTCCTTCAATTACTATTCTTTGAGAACCCATTTTAGGGATCAAAGCAATTTCTCCAACTTCTAATGTTGATATAACCAATTTATCAGTGTGATAATTGTAAACATTAGATGTTGTAACTACTTCTCCCATTTCAGGTCTTTCTTTTCCTAGATCTGGGATGATAATGTTATTTATCGTCTCTTCTTGAGATTCGATGGGCTTTAAAACTATAAAGCCGTTTAGTGGGGTTATTTTTTTCATGATACTAATTTACAATTTCTAATTCATTTATTTTAATACAAAAATAGAGTAGATCATCTTTTTTATAGACTGAATCTACACCGTACCATGTTTTTAGTACGTCAAGATCTTTTCCAATCATAAACTCCTCTTTGAGGACTTTTTTGATTTGAAACAAATCTCCATTAATGTTAATGAAATTTTTACAAAGTGAAAACATAACTAGGTAGTGAGTAGGCCGCCTTTTATTTAATTTTTATTTGTTTTACTGCTTTTCCTTCTGCAGTAGGGACATTCAAAATAAGTAGCCCCTTATCTAATGAAGCTTCAAGCTTATTTAGATCGAATTTAGTGGAGATTTTCCAAGTTAAATTAAAAGAAGATCTCTTAATACCTCTGTATATTTGAGACTCTTCTGTTTTGTTTGGTTTTTCGTAAGTAATACGTAATTGATCACCTTCGACAACGATACTAATATCTTCTTTGTCTAAACCTACTGCAGCTACTTCAAATCGAATACCTGCTTCTGTTTCAAAAATGTCTACTGGGTGAGAGATTTTCTGAGTAATATCAGAAAAATGTGATGTTGAGTTGAAAAGATCTTTCCATAAAAGATCGAACTGATCCAATTCAAATGGTCGAATGAACGTCATAGTTTCATGTTTTGTGCTTCCTTTTTGGTAAGCGGTTAATAAATGTTTAGTCATAACTTTGGGCCTACTCACAGTACCCTTATTTTATATAAATATATACAACTTTTGAAAAATAAAGAAATTAATCTTTTTAGTGACCATCTCTAAGGTTGGGTGCCATTGCTGGCGGCGCTTTCAAAGCGATGCTTAATTTAGTTGTATTCTCCATCAAATCCTGGACAATTCTGGCCGCTTCTTCTGCCTTAGCATTGTCTACCTCAATTACTAATTGGTCATGGATCTGAGCACACACCCAGCCTCGTATATTTAGTTCTTGGAACTTTCTATTGATAGCTAATGCTGCACGGTTTACAATTGATGCAGCTAGACCTTGAATCTGAACGTTGCAAGAGTTATTAAGACCGTTAATATAGTCTCTAGATAGATTTTTAATCTGATCTACTCCGTATTGTCTTTCCATTTCTTTTTTGATATTCCAATCAAGTAAGTCATCACCTATTTTATCATAGATAGCTTTAACTTTAGGAAGGTGGCGAATACGTCCAACTTGAGTTTTAACGAAACCTTGTTCTTTAGCCTGCTTTTTAGATCTTTCCATCCATTGTTTAAGTTGAGGAAATCCATTCAAATAACCATCAACAAGCTTTTTAGCTTCTTTAGTAGGAATTCCAAGAGTCATACCAAGAGCATAAGCTCCCATACCGTAAGGAATACCTAATGAATATGCTTTTGCTTTATTCCTAAGTTTAGGATCCATTTTACGTAGGAAGTTAGGAGCTTTTTTATCAGGAGAATATTGATTAAGGCCTTCTGTTTTAATTGCAATAGTAGAATAGAAGTCCCAGTTATTTCTAAAGATGTCTTTTAGTCCTTCGTCTCCAGATACATGGGCAAATGTATGTGGCTCCAAACTTTCATAATCGCAGTCAATAAAGATGTTCCCTTCATCATGAATAAAGAATGCCCGAATCAAGTTGTTGTATTCAATAACAATTGGTTCATCATCTCCTTCTTCTTTAGGACGAGGAAGTTGTTGGGCATCTGAACCATATCTTCCTGATACAGTTCCATGTTGTTTATAATAGAAGTAATACCTACCGTCTTCTTGAGCATCTAAGAAGCGATCCATGTAAGTACTCTTGATCTTGAGTAGACGATTATAGATACGTAAGTTTCTTGCCCATTCATACTTACCGGCAATTGATTGAACAGTGTCATCATCAAATTGAGGCTTACCTGTTTTTGTAGTTGATAAAGGTTTAATACCAAGAACTCCGAATGCAATTTCACCCATTTGATCTTTAGACTGGATATTGAAATAAGCTCCTTCATTATCTTCTTTCCATAGCCTCATACTAATCTTCATTGATACATCTTTATCAAGAACAGAAGGATCTCCATGAAGTAGGTAGTGTTTAGCTGAACATTCTGGGAGCCTTATAAGTGATGATTTTGTTATAGTATATTTTCCTGTCTTTTCAGATTGATTTAAATCAAAATTAGATTCTTTGATCAACTCTTGAGCAAATGTGCCTTTATTATTAGGAGGATATGCATCTATAGCTTTTGTAACTATCCAAGCTCTTACATCAGGATTTTTAAGAAGTTCTTTTGTAACTAGGTCTTCATACTCTTTAAGCTTTTCCCCGATAGACTCTCTAGATCTTTTAATCAAATCAAGATCAAGTTTAATACCTACTTGTTCCATAGGAATTGTAACCTCTTTATAAAGTGGCATAACTTCATCTTTGAAAAAGAAGTCTTCTAGTCCTTCATCATATAGAGTCTTTATAAAGTGATTATATACTCTAAGAGTTAGATCTGTATCTGCTGATGCATATTCTGAAAGTAGTTCAAGGTCTGCTTTCCAGATTTCGTAGTTCTCTCTTGTTATTTGACCTCCATTATTTTTGATAGACTCTTTTAGTGCGATTTGCTCTTCATTTGCTGCCTTATCAATATCAAGCCCGATCTCTTTTTGAATCATTCTTGCAATGTCTTTAAGACCGAATGCAGAACCTCCCATAAAACCTGCACCTTCTTCTTTTACTGTATGCACTAAAAGCATTGTATCTACATACAAACTAGAAAGAAGATCTACATCATAGAAACACTTGACGAATTTAACGTCAAATGATGCGTTATGCATTATTATTCTTTTTCCAATAAGTAGTGAGATCGTTTTCTTTGCAAGATCATGAGCTAATTTATCTTCAATATACGCATCTTGAAGTTCATTATCTTTAAAGATCATTGTAGGCATATAAAAACCTTTGCCTACTTCTCCTGATACTGAGAAGCCAATGATTTTACCTTTGCGAGGATTAAGACTATTTGTCTCTGTATCAAAGGCAATAACATCAGACAACTTTATATGTTCGATCAGGTCTTTTAATTTACTAATCGAATCAACTGTAACATAACTTTTATTCATAACTAATTAATCTTCTTTTTTCTCCTGATAAGGAAATAGTTCATTTAGCTTTTCTCTACGCTTATTACATCCGCAATCTTCTTGACCTAAGGCATTAGCTATTTTTTCTGCTACTACATCAAGACCTGTTGCGTGAGTTATTTTTGCAATAGTGTCTCCTAAACCTTTTGATTCTTCTTGGTTACCGGTCTTGTTTTTCATCGATCTTTTTTTCTAATTTTTGTAAAGTATTTCCAGCTGCCATAGCAATAATACTAATTTGTTCCCAAAGACCGTTTATATCTCTTTTTAGTCTAGAAAATAATACCCACTGCACAAATTGAATGATTAATAATAATAATGTGACTGAGAAATAGACGTACTCTGGTTTTATTGTAACTGTCATAACTTTGTTTTGTTAAATATAAATCAATCTTCTGATTCTTTTTCTTTTATTTTTGTAGTGCCTTTTATCCATTCTGGGTCATAGGGACAGTGTCTGCAGTTTTTTCCACAGCACTTTTTCTTTTGTAAATGATAGAGGGCAGTAAAAACCACCCTCCCATCTTCCAAGTAATAATGTACGTCCTCTATGAATTGATTAGGCTTCACAATTTACACACTCTAAAATATTTCTAGCAAATGCTTGTGCTGAATTCTGCGAAAATTGATAATACAAAGTCTTTACTCCTTCTTCATGCGCATACAAATATAGTTGATTTATATCTTTTGCTGATATCGACGGGTGGATCATTAAGTTCAAACTTTGAGATTGGTCAATATACTTTTGTCTTGATGCTGCTTGAAGTATAATTTCTTTTGGAGTAATCTCTAAGAATGTCTTGAATACTTCTTTTGTTGGAAAATCAAGATGCTGAACAGATCCGTCTTTTTTAAGAATAGAATCCCAAGTCTCTTCATTATTAAGATCGTATTTTTCTAACTCTTCTACTAAATAAGGATTTTTATATACAGTCTTAATCTTAGATAAGTCTTTTATAAAGTAGTTAGATTTAATAGGTTCAATTCCCATACTAACTTGTCCTAATATAAATGATGATGACTTTGTAGGAGCAATAGCAACTAGAGTTGAATTTGCAAAACCTGGTCTAATTGACTTATATTTTTCAGGATTAGATTTATAAAGCTCTTGAGAAGCTGAATCTGTTCTTTCTTTTAGAACTTTGAATATCTTATTGTTATATTGCTTAGCTTGTAAAGATTCAAAAGGAATCAATTTAGATTGTAGTAAAGAATGATAACCTAAAACACCAACACCAATTGCCCTATGTTCAGAAGCAAACCTCCAGGCTCTTTTCATACCAGCTAATTTTTCTGCCTTAATAATGAACTCATCCATTACTGCATTTAAGAACTGAGTATATACTTCGATAGCGTCTGTTTTCTCTATCTCATCCCAATGAAGTAGATTGATTGATCCAATGCAACACACAAAAGAATTTTTGCTATCTGTAGGAAGTTGAATCTCACTACATAAGTTAGATGCATTAATCTCAAAACCTAACTCTTTATAAGGACTATTGTTATTTGAGTTGTCTTTGAACATGATATAAGGAAAACCAAACTCGCTGCGCCTTTGAATTACTTTAGCCCATATTTTTCTTTTAGCAGGATCACCAGCTTTCATTTCTTCTAACCATTGATCAGTTACAGTAATTCCGTATTGTAAGTTTTGAATAGGATTTCCTTCAGTTCCGATATCTAAAAAGTCACTAATGTCTTGATGCTCAATAGGAAGATAAACTGCGCATGCACCACGACGAGCTTCACTTTGTTTACATACATCAATAGTAGTGTCATACATTCTAGCATAGTGAACAGGACCATCCGCTCTTCCTCCTGTAGAAATATCAGTTCCTCTAGGTCTAATGTTTCCTAGATATGCAGAAGTACCTCCACCATATTTAGACATTAGTCCAATTTCTCTAGATGCATTAAGTATACTATCTAAAGAGTCATCAACATTTGATCCATAACAAGAAATAGGAAGTCCTTTATTCTTACCAAAATTAATCCAAACTGGAGTAGCTAAAGTATAATAACCTTTTGCCATATAGTCTTCAAACTTCTCTGCAAAACCTTCTATACCAAGATACTCTTGTGCTGTTTTTGCTACTTCTTTAATCCTTTCTTCTGCGGATTCAGAAATATATCCTCTAGATAAAAATGTTCTAGCCTCTTCATTTAGCCAATAGTAGTCTTTGTATTCCATAATAATTAAAATAAGTCGTCTTCAGTAATTGCTTTTTGTTTTTTTGAATAATCGATTTGTTTTTTATAGAAAAAGTCTCCTTCTTTAGTAGATGTTATTTCTATATCAAACCATTTTGTTTTTTCTATTTCATTAGGATCAACTTCAAAAATAGGATTCATTCCAATCTTATTCAAAGAATTGTTGAATCTATTCATAATGAAGTTCTGAATTGTATTCTTTGACAAGAATTCTAGTTCTCCAGATTCAAAGATCCAATCTAATATTTTGCACTCTGCTTTATAAGCTTTCTTACATGCTGAGTCGATAAGCTTTTCAAACTCTTCATCAAACCACTCAGGGTTTTCAGTCTTAATAATATTAATAATCTCGGCTCCAAAATTACCGTGAATCTCTTCCTCTTTAGATGTAGCTTCAACAACATTTGATATTCCTTTAAAAAGATTTTTCTCTTTATTAAAAGACATCATGATCAAGAATTGTGAGAATAGAGAAACGTGTTCAATGAATAAAGAAAACAAAAGTACAGATTTAGTGTACATTTTATCATCTAGACTTCTAGTTCCATCTAAGTATTTTGATAGGTATTTAATCCTGTCTTTAATTGCAGGAATTTCTACCACTGTTTGGAACTCATCTTCTAGTCCTAAGATTCTAAGTAATCTTGCATAAGCATCTTTATGTCTAACTTCAGATTCAGCAAATGTCATTCCAACATCACCGATCTCAGTGATAGGCATTCTTTTATACATGTCTGCCCAAAATGTTTTAACATTTACTTCAATCTGAGCGATAGCCAGCATTGTTTTCTTTATGACATCTCTTTCATTGTCATTTACACTGACTTTAAAATCATTAATGTCGGTAGTAAAATTGTATTCTGTATCTATCCAATAAGAATGCCTGATAGCATCTTTATATTTTAATAACGATGGATAATCATAAGGAAGGATATTAATCCTTTTTGTAAATAGCTTGCTCATAAAATAACTTATTGTTTATTTTATCTTATTTATGAAAAAATAGAATGGACCATAGAAGATTTTTTAGCTCTTCTACAATATAATAGAACCTTTATTAGCCAATAAAATGTTAAAAAAGATTAAACTGTTCCAGGAAGTGTTGATCCTTTTGGATTAGTCTGTGTCAAAGATGTTGAACTCTTTTGTATCTTATTGATATTATTAGTGGTCAACCTTGTAGACTGATTAGGACTCACAGTGTTTAATTGGGCAATTTTATCATTATATCTATCAGGAACGTCTACTTGCCTGTAATTGTCTCCCTTAGATGCCTTTTTAAATAAATCAATTAAGAAGTTCATATGCTTACTATTTTCTCTAATAAATATATACTTTTCCTGTAATTTTATATTCCTAATTCAAAAAACTTATTAGCTAAATAAGCCTTCTCATCTTTGTCTAAACCAGAACTAAATGGTTTTGATGATCCTGAAGCTGGCGATTGTGTATCGAATGTCAATTCGTCATCATCTAGACTATCTGGATTGATCTCAATATTACCATTATTAGTACTGATTTTAGCAGAATATGTCATACCGTCCATACCGTAGCGGTTTTTCATGATATGAATACGTCCAGTTCCATTGATTTTATCTTGCCTTTTTCTAGATAAAGATAAAGCAAAGTCAGCAATCATCATCTTATTATATGAACCTGCTGCCTTATCTCCTTCAATTACATCATCTTTTGCGCCTGCTCTATTTACCTGTGATACTGTCCAGATAGGTATTTTAAGCTCCCTTGCCATACCTTTCGTTGCAGTATAAACATCATCAATTGCATCTTTAGGATCAATAGACTTTGTTTTGCTCTTTAATAGATCAACGTAGTCAATAATAACCAAGTCTGGAGGATATCCTAGATCACAGCACTTTTGAATGTGCGCTTCAATTGTATGAGTAGTAGCTTTTCCCATCGGGAACTCTTTGATAACCAACTTACCTTTCAATTTACTAACTGATTCCTCAATAGCCGCACGATGTTTGTGAACCTGTTGTACATCTATTCCTGTGAATAGAGAGTCATAACGTTTGCCTACGTAGTACTCAGATAGTTCTAATGTATAATGACATACAGTATATCCTCTTTGTACCGCCATAGCTCCTAGATTAACTAGCATCCATGACTTACCTCCACCAGGATTTCCGAATATAAGACCAAGATCACCTTTACCAAGACCTCCCATTAGAAGTTCATTGATGTGAGGCCATGATGTAGGAATAGCGGCTCTCTCTTCTTCACGATATCTGGTCTCAATATCTTTTTCATACTCATGACCGATAGACTTATCTTGACCTGCTTTCAATGCAGAGTCCATCATATACTTAATGTCATCGTATTGACCTTTTTCAAGAAGCGTTACTGAATTTAGGATAGCTTTTTTAATCTGTTGATTTTTACAAAAGCTACTAAACTCTTGCTCTACATATTCACGATCTTCATTAGCAGATTTAAATGCTTCTTTTAACTGCTCTACTACACTAACTTTAAGAACTTCGTTCTCTATTTTTCTTACTTCTACTTGAAGAGAATCAAGTGACGGTGTAGTATGATACTTGTAATAGTATCTTAGAATTTCACCTACGATCCACTTATGTGCAGGATTGTCAAACATTTCAGTATCAAGAATGTCATTTATATTTTGAAGAAACTCTTTATGCTTCAACAAACTTGACATTACTTTGATTTGAAAACTGACACCGTACTGTTGTAACTGATTTAATGACGCCATAACTATTTATATTTTGATAATTCATTAAAGTGATTAAACAACCACATATACACATTTGGTATAGAATTGCCTAATTCATCTTCATGATACAAATTAAGAAATTCTTGTGAATTAAACTCTTTCGATGGGCTTAGTAACATACTATTTATTTCTTCTAGTGCATCTTCAGGTATATTAGGATCTTTTAAGTCCATTAACTTTTTATTGATCCTTAATTGATACTCGTAATTTTTAATATTCTCTAGTATCTTAGCTCTACCTTCACAATTTGCCAATATATCGTCTAATGATATTTCTGTTTCAGAACCCAATTCAGGAAACATTTTTAGCATGGTCTTACTTCCTAGACCTTTTACTCCAGGTACATTATCTCCAGAATCTCCAAGAAGTATCTTTTGAGTCAAAAAGTTTTTTGGAGTTACTCCATACTCTTTTAGTACTAATTCTCTATCATAGAACTTTTTCTTAGTAGGAGAATATATTGTAACTCTGTCTGAAACTAATTGTAAGTAATCTCTATCTGATGAAAGGATGGTAACCTCTCCATCTATTTTTCCTGTAATATAACCAATAACATCATCTGCTTCAATTTTGTCAATTGATAGTAGATCTACAGGAAGTTGTTTTAGATAATAGATTAGTCTGATTATCTGATTTGTAATTGCTTCAGACTCATCTTGCTGAGATTCAAATGAATCCCAATTAGTAACTCTTTTGATACCTCTGTTTCCTTTATAATCTGGATAGATATATCTTTTGTTAGTCGATGCACCTTGACCATCAAATACTAATATCACTCTAGTCGGCCTAACTAATTTAATTGCGTAGCCTAAGGAACGTAAAAATCCTGTTAGGCCTCCGATATGTGACAGTTCTTTATTTACCCAGCCAATAGCAGTGAATGCTCTTAAGAAGGTGTTTAGTCCATCAATAAGTAACACTCTGCTATTAACATGGTCTTCGATCTTTTCTTGTTTTAAAGAATCGAATATTTTTCTTTGTTCTTCGTTCATTAATCTTCTACATCAAAAATGTCTGGAGATAGCACTGTTTCTTCTTCTACTACATCGAAAGATGTTGATCCTAAGACTTTCATCCACTGATCAGAATATTTCTTTTTGTAGTCATCGAGATCCTTCTTATCATCTTTGATAAAGCCATGAACTGTCATAATAACTTTATTAACGGCTGTAACACCTGTTACGTGATTTTTATCACAGCTAATTCTAGTTCTCTTTGCAAACTCAACTTCTTTACCATTTTTAGTGGCTTTGATTTTATTTGTACCGGCTCTAGCGATGTTACCAAATGTAAGAATCAATGATGCATCAAAGTACATTGTATTTCCGCCTTTATTATTTAGTGTAGGTTGACCCATTGGTGAATCAGGTTTAGCTACCCAAACTTTATTTACTGCTACAAGAGTATTAGTATAAGGTTGAGATGCTTTACGAGATAGTACAATTCTTTGATTAATGAAGTTACCGAACTGCTGAGACATTGCTCCTGCATTCCACTCATTGTTATTAGTAGATTTTTCGATACTCATCTTACAAGGAATAGATCCTACTGAATCCCAGAAGAAACAAATGTCATAAGGAAGATTTCCTCTCTTTTGCTCATCTAAAATGTCAGCAATAAAACCTGCTACATCTTCAATACAATCAAGCTTTTCACGATCAATGTACAAAAAGAATCCTTTATAGTCTACGATCTCACCATTCTCATCTGCTACTTCATCAAATTGAAAACCCATTTCACGTGCATGTGACCAATCCCATTTCATCTCTGTAATAATAAAAACAGGAAGAATTCCCATCTTTTGCGCGTTTACTGCTGCTTCAAGAAGTGCAGTAGTTTTTCCTGTATCTGAATGTCCTCTAAGAAGTGAAATATGACCAATTGGAATTCCAGGTATCTGAAGTGTATCTTGAACTGCATTAGAAAGTGGGATCCATTTTTGTTCCTTAAAAACAACCGCAGTAGAAAGATTCTTACCTTTCTTAAATTTCTCTAGATCGATTGTGCCTTTGATTGCGCTAGACACAGCGCTATTTAGTGATTTTGCCATACGTAACTGTTTAGTTAAAAAACCCCGAACTTAATCGGGGCTTTTATTAGATTTAGATGTCGAACAACTTGTCAATCTCTGAATCAACACTAGCTTTTGCAGTATTGAGAGTGTATTGAGCTGCTGGTTTTTCCCAAGGAAGATCTGACTCTGCCTTTGGTTGTACTTGATCAACTTCTTCTTTCAACTCTTCTTCAGGATTCAAATGTTTTAATAGAGCTTCTTTCATCTCATCATAAGAATACCTTTTGAATTGTGTCAAAGGATCTGGTTGTGTTTCAAGCCACAATTTAACTTTTACTCCATCATCTGAAAGTGGAGTTGATTTAGTCCTTACCCTAACTGTTGACGTATTGTACATCAAACCTGTTGTCTCTTTTCCAGAGGTTTCAACAGTAATGTCACGTCCAGTTACAGGATCAGAATAATCTCCTACATCTTCATCTTCAGCAATTGACAAAAGATCCATATAAACCTGCTTACCAAATTCCCAAAGACGAACGCCTTTGTCTTCTTCACCTCTGACAATAACAGGGGCAAAGACACGCATTTTTGGTTCAAGTTTCTTTGCAAGAGACCAGTTTTCTTTTTCTGATGACTTACGAAGTCCTTGTGCAAATTCAACAATAGGATCTTTTTCATTAAAGTTAGTGAGTGAAATCATGGATCTGTTGTTGATTCCATAATGCATGTACACTTCCTTGAATGGGTTTTGCTTGTTAAACACTGATGGTACGATACGTACTGAATGCTTACCCACGCCTGGTCTCCAGATAGTCTGGGATAGGTCTTTTTTTTGTCCTCCACGTGGATTTTGTAGAGCCGACAGTCTTGACTTAATAACTGATATATCCATACGAAACTTTTAACAAACTTAATTCAAAAAACAGAAATGGAAAAATTTATCTTTAAAGTTACACAACAACTATCTTGTGGATGGTTGTATTTAACTTCTTAAGATCATCTCCTTGAGTAAGAAGAACAGAATTTTTATAGTCTTGCCAGTTGATTGGGAAAGATGTATCTAGTACGCCATTGTTTAACTTTTTAATCAAAGTGTTCAACGCATTAATAGTGTACAAAGTATTTGAATCTTTTTTCCTATGTAATAGGATTGTATTTGGTAGGATCTTAGTTTGCTTTCCTTCTATTTCAATATTGTAGGTGCAGAGAAATTCTCCAGAATCTACTGATTCTAGTACAAATATCTTTTTATATAAAATTGTGTACTCTTTATTTATTTCCTTTAAAGTATCTTCTAGAGATTCTTTAGGTGAGAAAGTACAGAATAACTTATTCATCATGTCTTCGTTGTTGAGATGCAGTTCTTTTTCTTCTATTTTCAATTCGTCCATAACCTTTGTTTAATAATAATAAATATTTAGTAATATGTTAGAATGCGTAATTGGTTCCGTATTTGTGTTTTACAATCATATCTGATCCTTGGAGGATATTTTTGATCTCTTTTAACAAATCTTTTCCATCTTCTTGAGAAAAATCAAACAAGAATGAATCATAAGTTATTAATATAAGCTTTGTCTTAGTATTTTCCAAAAGCTTGTTTATGTCTAGTATTTTATATATGTTTTCTTTTGTTTCTAAATTCTGAACAATATAGTTGAACAACTTCAATTTATTCATTCCAGGAAGCTTTTTTAATATCCTTCCTGTTGGTAGGATTAGGGCTTTATGAGCAACATATTTTTTCCATTCCTGATCTATGAATTCATTCAAAGACTTAAAGAAGTCTATATGTTTGTATTGGGCTTCAATACCTCCATACAGTTGTTTAAACGTGATAGCCTTTGATTCTTTATATTGTTCATCAGATAGCTCATCTACGTGGAAATATGCGCGTCCCAGGTATGTGTGCATTGATTCTTTAGGAGGTTCAAAGCCTATAAGTCTTGAGATCAATCTTAGATGGTAGGCGTCAAAGTCAAATTCTACCAAGAAGTCATTATTAGGCAAAAAACACTCTCTAAAGTCTTTATCTTTAGGAATTGCTAAAAAGTTAATACCATTAAAAGAATTAGTAGGCCTAGCCGTTAAATTATAAAGATTGTAGTAAGAATATATAGTATCTCCTAACAAAGAATGTTCTTTATTCTGGAATTGGAATTTGGTATCAAAGCATCTTAGATCAACTTTTATTCCTGCCTCTTCTACTTTTTTATAAGCTTCTACTAACTTGTCTTGGAGTTCGATGTCCATCTCAAGTTCAAAATAATCTTTTATCATGTCATAAAGACATTGACACTTTTGATAATGTTTAGATATAGGAATTATTTCATTTAGAGTAGGAAGTATAGGATGTTTGATATAAAAATCCCTGTGGACAGGAGTATTGCAATCAAATGAAGTGTACTCATTATTTTTATCTAGGCAAATAAATTGTACATCAATTGAGTTTTGCAGATTTATAAAATAAGAATGAAACTTTTTATCAAGTAGATAAATTTTGTTATGCTTATTTAAAAAAGACTCTACTAACTTTAGATCAAGAGAAAATCCTTCAGAGTGATTAATAACAAATATATATCCCTTCTTAGAATTATTATAATAGATAAGACTTACTCTAGCTAACTTTGGATGATAATAGTCATTAGATGAAATGACTTGGATAAATGCCTGGTCAGACATTTCTAATTTTAAAAACTGTTCTTTTTCTTCAATGATGAAATACATAACCTATTATTGATAGCTAATATAAGAAACATATCTTATATTGAACAAACAAATTACATAGTAGGTCTTGCAAATTTTGTGTAGTCGCCTCCAATAAAATCTACCATTCCGATAAAAGTTTTATTTGATTGTTCTGTAAGCCTTTGGTTTGTTTCAATGATGCCTGGGATTACGTTATATTGCGACTTTCTAGTATTATTTAATGGTCCTGTTAATTTCCACAGTATTTGAGTAGTCTGATATATTGATATATCATAATCTGCAGTTCCATTCACTATAGAATTATATTCATCTTGAGATATCTCTATGATGTAACCGTTCTCATTTTCTTTTTTAGTAAAATATCTAATAACATATCCTCTAGTATAATCTTGCTCTGTAGGTTTTGGATAATAGCTATTAGGTTTTCCTGGGATTCTGGTTATATTTGCTTCTGATTTTCTTGCGATATCTTTTTTCTGTTGATCAGAAATATTCATATTATTTAATCCAGGAGCCGAATTATAATTAGGTCTTTTTGTTAAAGGTTCACTAGGTCCTATTTCTGGACTAGGTCCTGAAAAAGGTTTACCTGAATAATCTAGATAGTACTTTCCTTTATATTGAACTCCATTTAAAAGAAACTCTCCTCCATTAGTGGCCAGATTTTTTATAACTCTAAATGATGGATAATATCTAAGCATCTTTATATTTGATTATAAGTATTATAAATATTTTTAGTATATCCTATCCTAAATCCTACTTCTGCTGCAGCTAAAACTTGTTGATATGTTGGAGATTGCCCTGATATTCCTGCAAATCTTTCATATCCTGCCATTGCTGCAATAGCTTGTTCTATAGTAGTAGATTTCTTTAAATTATCTCCAGCTATTTTATTAGATCCTGTTAATTCTTCATAAACAAAAGCTAATTGAGTTTCTAATTTAGAATAATCTTGTTTATTTAATAATTGATTTTTTCTACTTCCTAACCATTGAGCTATACCATAAGCATGACTTGTTGGATTTTCTGCATTAGGATTTAACTGTGATTCTTGTAATAATCCTCCTATAATAGCAGAAACTTGTATTTGATTATATCCCTTTTTTTCAAAAAATAATTTTGCTATTTTTATTCTTTCTTTTGCTTCTATAGGAGGAGATTTTTCTAAAGCTATATTAAAATTACTAATTTCATTTCTTTCATTAATTCCAAAAGGTCCTGTATTTTTATGTAGCTCAGGTTCTCCTTTAAATACTGTAGACTCTTTTAAATAGATCATATTAGCTCTAACGCTAGTGATCCATTCATTATTTTCAAAACTATGTTCTAGACCAACTACAACAAACCCTACTTTATTAACATAATCTTTAGGAGCTCCTTCAACACTTTTAGTAGTATAAACATATGGAAGAAGCATTTCTGGAATTGTAAATGCTTGGCCTATCTGTAGACCAGAAAATCCATCAGTTGTAAAATTAACAGATACAGGTATCATTGCTGATGCTCTCGTAGGATAAATATCATTTTTAACCTTTGTCATTTTATCTATGTAATAGCTAGTTACATGAGATACGTTGGCTTCAGATGGATTTATTTTACTATAAAAGTCAGATATTGATTGATTGAATTGTTGAGCAGATATTTTTGCTGTTTCATAATTTGGCTTAACTACTGCAGGAGATACTTCTAGACGGTCTAGAATGTATCTATCGTAATAGTGAGAATTTAAAAAGCCAAAGTTATCTCCATTTTTAGAAAGCGTAGCTTTATTTTCTATACTAGAATTAGCAGATATTGCTATCATGTTTCCTAGTTTAGTACTAACGTCAGATTTTATATCTAGAGATCTAGCTATGCTATTTTTTCCAAGTAGAGGAAGTTCTGTTCTATTTGATTCACCTACTTTATTAGGTGGAACCATAATTTCATCATCAGTAGTAGGAACTACCTGATCATCTATTACTTGAAAAGTGTTTCCAGCATCATTATATGATAATCTAAAAATATTAAAATTACCGGTAGATTTAGATATATCTGAGAGTATATGCTCTATAAATTGTTTTAGATAAACATTGTTATCTTCATTTTTAGATGCATAACTATGAACTAGATCTACTAAATAGTCTATGTTTAATAAAAAGTTCATGATTCGACCTCTAAATGAATTACCGTCTCTAAATTTAAGAATATCATGAGATAAAACGTCTTGTGTTGATGGATTAAATAAATCAACACTATCGCCAGAACCACTAACTGCTAAAATTTTATCTCCACTTAAAATATTAGGATCAAATAATTTTTTATAATCTTCAAAACTAGCTTCGCATGGAATTAAAGTTATCCAAGGATTTGTACTTAATTGTTGATTATTTGAAAGACAAAAATTATGATTAGGATTAAAATCAACGTAAACTAACGGAGTTTGATCTTTTGATTTACTAGTATCATATATAGTACACATATGATTTAGTAACATTAATAATGTACCAAAAGAAATATATACAGGATGATTTGTGCTAACTCCTTTCATGATTTCTTTATCCCACTGGTATGGAACTACATAAGTAGTTAAGAGTTCTTTAAAATCTACTTGTTTTAATTGTTCTGGCTTTGCTAAATTTGCCATTAAGCTAGAAACAAATCCGTATTTTGCTTGGACTTTTAATAAGTCCATTTTACTTAAATTTGGATATTTTTCTGGGATTTTAATTGTATCCTTATTAGTCAGCTCTTCTATTATTCCAGAAAATATTCCTGTAGAAAATATTTGAGTTATAAATTTTGAATCTTCAAATAATTTACATTGAAATACAGCTTTACCTATTTGTAAATCTTTTCCTGTTTTATTAATAGCTTTATTTAAAGAATGAAGTTCTATAGTCCTTAAAAGTATTTCTAAAGCAGATTGATACTTTATAGCCTCAGCTATTTGAGTATTCATTTCTTCTTGCGCTCTTTTCTGCGCTTCTAAATCCTCTTTCTCTTTTTGATTTTGCTCTTCTAATTTCTTTTTATCTGTATCAGGATCTCTTAAAATAATATCTTGATTATCAGGAGTTATGTTTTGTATTAGTGAACTATCATTAAAAGACAATACTACTTTTGCATAAACCGATCTTCTTTGTGTATCGGTTGTTGTTGTTGATAAATTTGTAGCCTGATTAACATCTGTATTTGTAATTGTAACATTATACCCTACTGATTCTACTGGTACATAATAAACTACTGAGAAATAATAGTGCTGATAGTTAGGATTTACATTAGGATATATTTGAGGACTTAAAAAATTATCTGTGTCGCCACCGCCTGGGGCTCTTAGATCTCTAAATGATAAATCAGTGCCTCGACCTTTTGTAGTATTAAAAAATACGCCGCCTTCAATAGCATCTTTTGACATGACTTGATTCAAAACGGAGAATACTTGTTCTCTTGTCATTACTCCATGATTACCATCATTTTGATCTTTAAAAGATGTATGAATAGCAATATTAAAGAAATATGGATCATAAGAATCTACACTATTTAAAGCAGGAGAAGTATAGGTTACTCCAAATCTATAATACGCATCAAGACCTAAAGATACTGTATTATTATCTAAAAGTAAGTTAGCAGTTGTAGTATCTCTATTGGGAAATTGTTTTACTAAATTTTGATTTTTATTGAAAGCTTCTAAAGATTGTTGTAGTAAATCATTTCCTGCTGAGCTTTTATCTTTAAGATTTTTTAAGTATCTATTTTTTAGATAGGATAGACTTAAATTAATATTTGAATAGGTAAATTCATCAGATATAATGATATTAGATCTTGTAGAATTTTTTCCTAAGATATATCTATTTCCAGGTATTTTATAATCTAGTTCATAAAATGCTTTATCATCTAAAGCATAAAAGTTTAAAGCCTCTATTTTTCCTGTTGGTACTTCTGTATTTTTTTTAGATATTTTATATCCAAAGTTTGATGGAGTATAAATAAGCGTAGTATCATTTATAGAATTTACTCTCTTTAAAAGAATTCTTAACTCCTTTTTTGCACCTTCACTTAAAGGATCAGAATTAAGAAAAGATATAGTTTGAAATAATTTTAATCCCGATTCTGTAGATGCTAATTTAGCATAGGTTTCTGGTTTAAATTCTCTAGTAACATCAGACGTTTTATATATTCTTAAAACTTCAGCAGCTATAGTTTGAAGCAGATCTCCAGGTTTAGAATCTTTTGATATGTATTTATCTAAAGGACTTTGTGGAGGTTCTTGAGTAGTTACTATATTATTTATAGATAATAAAGTATTATTTAATATTTCTATCTCTTCTTTAAGAATATTAGGAAGTACTCCTGGATTATTTATTTTTATTGATTCTCCAAGATATCCTAGACCAGTTATTTTTACTGTGCAATCATAACCTCCATCTTGATTGTAAGAAAAATTAAAGTTAGTTACAATACCAAATAGAGCTCCGTAGTTACCTTCAGAATCTCTAACATTTTGAGATATTTTTATTAGTATTTGCTCTTTAGTAAGACCTTCTTGAAATGGATCTATACTATTAAGTTCACTACTATATACTTTATCAACATTACTAGGATCAAAATATGGAGATTTAAAATAACTTGTATTACCAAACTCTAAAAACATACTATACCCTAATTTGAAATATAGAGTATCTATAATGTCTAATTGGTATTTATCCCAACATTTAAATGAAACGGTTGCAACTCTTAATGAACCTAATCTACCTTGAGTCTCAATATGAACTCCTGTAATACCTGGCATTGGCCTATAACCAAAGTCTTGAATCTCTTTATCTCCTAGCATTCCATAGGCATTATCTTTACCTAGGCCTGATCTTAAACCATAAGAATTGTCTTTTAAATACTTTGATGTACCTCCATAAAGAACAAATTTCTTTGCTAATGAAGACGAATTTTGTATAAAATTTTTACCTAATGCAAACCCTGCACCATCTTCACTTATCTGATTAAAATACTTTTGATCATTTTCATCTCCAACTTCTACTGATGATATTAATCTTATCCAAGAAGTTTTATTTCCTAAATAAATAAGATTATCATTAGACCTAGAATTTTGCGTATTTTGATTTGATCTAGTATCTAACTGTTCAATTACCCACTGAGGTAACTTTGTTCCAATAATATTAGATAACTTATTATCTATTCCTGGTCCTGTTGATACTCCCATAACTATCTTGTTATATTTAGTACTTTATATTCATTTAATACATCTGGTACATTTGAAGGAATTCTTAATTGCGATCCTGGTTCTGGATACAATGAATCTCCAGTAAGCCCATTTGCTGATGCTATGATCCACCAAAGACTAATGTCTCCATAAAAATCATATGCTAATAGATCTAACCTATCTCCAGAAGTAGCTATAAGATAAGTATCATTTTCTGATTGCGGAATATCTGGATAAATGTTATTCAGATAATACATGGATCCTGTACCAGATAATTTTGTTTCTTTTATACTTTGGTATCTATTTATCATAGTTACTTCCTTAAATTATATTTTGTTAATCCTGCTGCTATTTGAGCTATATCTTGCTCTTGTTGAAATTGTTGTGAAATATCTGCATCACTAATAGCTGTTGCAGATTTTTTAGTTTTAAATCTAAATGGATCTATAGTTTTATCACTAGGATTATTTACTATCAATTTAGGAACAGTTCCTTGACTATTTACATTATCATTATTTGATAAATCGCTAATAGTTGTAGGAGCTCTTCTTGGAAGAATATCCATGATAGGTTTAAATGTTACAGATATATCAACTACTTGAGGAAGTTGAGCTGAATCTCCATCTAAATTAGTTTCCCATGGACTATTGTTATCTACAGTAACATTTACGCTTTCTAAAAATCCAGGAACTCTATAAAGATAATCTCCAATTGTTACTCTAATTAGAGGAGCTCTCATTATACCTTGTTTAGGACTATAATCAGGATAAACTTGACTAATTAAGTAGTTTATTTTTTCATATAGAGGAGCTAATTCTTCTTTAGATCCTACTCCAACTCTAAATGAAAATCCTATGGATCTTTCAAAACCTTGATAGGTGTAAAAGTTTTCACCTCTACCTAAATATTTAAAAGCATTTAATTGTGCTGAATTATTATCGGTTATTCCAGCTGTTAAAAATGCTCTAAAAAATATAGCTACTGATTTACTAGTAGTATCATTAGACATTGCTTCAAAAACAAATTTAATAATATCTTTTGAATTTTCTTTATCTATTTCCCAAGGTGCAATACTATTATCAAATACAAATGGATAAAGTTTATTTAGTTTATCTTTTTTGTTTATAAAGAATTTATAGTCTAAAGTATCTTCTTTTACCCAATTCATTTTAGGGTCGTACATTGAAGAATTAGCCAATTTAAAATCCTGTATATTAGTAGTTGCTACTCCGTTTGTAATATTGTTGATGTTTTGTGCCATCAACTGATCATAGTTCATTGCATTTATTGAACCTATGTTTTTAACTTTGGTTGTATCTACAGCTCTTTTAATTGTAGTTACACCTATACCATAAGTAGAACCAGGACCTCCTAAATATTGAAATATTAAATTCTTATTTAGAGAGATTCCTAATGTATTAATAAGATTTATGTTTGATGGATCAACAGGTGAATTAGACATCTTTAACTTCATTAAAGTATAAAGCCTATTTCTTTCAATAGAATTATTTATATTCTGAGAATTAACTACCTCCCAATAGTTCTTTTGGAATGGATTAAATGGCATTAGGCCATGTCTAATAGCATGAACACCGGTTCCTTGTACACCAACTTGAGCTAAAGTATTTTTTCCATTATTATAGACTCTAGTATTTTCAAGTAGTCCAGGAAGAGGAGACCCTTGTCCAAAACCTAATAATGTATTTCCTGTCTCTATTTTAGGATTAGACAATTGAAGGCCTATTTGCTTTTGAATAAAAGCAGATCCTCTAGGTTTGTCTTCAAAAAACTTTTTAATTCTAGTCTTGTCTACTTGATTAGATAGAGTAAATGTTTGAGATCCGATTTGAAAATCAACAGTGCCTCCTCTAATAGGATAGTCTAAATTACCAGTAGATCGTATTCTAAATATTGGAGATGTATTTCCTGCACCGTCTGCTGTGTCAGGATTTGATGTAATAGCAAATGAAGGAGGTATATTAGTTTGAATATAAGGAAGCCCAGATGATCCACCACCTGGTCTATCCATACTATATTTTAAACTTTTAAGATTAGTTCTAAGATTTATTAGAGACATTTTTTATCCTTTTTTTGCATGATTCATTTTTGTACCATCTATTTCACTAGTCGTAGAACTTCTTGATTCCATATCCTTTCCAGAATCTCTAAGAGACGTATTAATATTATTGTTTACTATAATGTTTGGACTTCCTGATCCTCCTGATGATGATTGATTGGCCATTCCTGTTGGTTTATTTGCATTAACAACATTGCCACCTACAGATACTCCTGCAGGAACTAAAGCTCCTAATTTTACATTTCCTATTTCTGTGGCATATCCTCTAAGTCCTTTTCCTATTGAATTAGGAATATCAGCCATACCTAGTGTTAGTATTCTAACAACATAATCTACTCCGTCAACTAAAGAAGCAATTGCTTGTATAACTATAGATATAAAACCTGTTATTTTAGATACTAGAACTTCTATGTTTTTAGGATCTGATATGAAGTTTATTACTTTATCTATAAAGCCTTTGAAACTAGAATTACTTAATAAGTCAGCAAAAGATTGTTTTATCTTTTCTATAAAGTTAGCTATAGATTCAGTAGCTGTTTGACTCATAACATTTTTAGCTCCTTCTTCACCTAATAAAGTAACAAGCTCTTTTTGACCTTCAATAGTCTTAGACATCAAAGCAACTTTTTGTTGATATGCTTTAGTATCATTAACTTGAAGTTTAGAGAACAATTCTTGCTGTTTTAACATATCAGCAACTTGATCTCTAGTCATACCAGCAGATGAAGCAAGGGCGTCTTGTTGTATTCTATTATACTTCAAAAACTCTCCTGATGTTCCTAATTGACTTACGAGTTCTTTTCCTGCTGTTACTAAATCATTATTTAAGAAAGCTTCACGAGCTTTAGCTAAATTAATATCTTTTCCTGTTAGTAATTGAGCTTCAAATTCTTTTGATATAGATGATTCAAAATCTAAGAATGAATCTGCAAGACCGTCTAATTGCTTTAGTTCTAGACCCATAGCTTTAACTGTAGCTAATGATCTAGTTAGCTTTTCTGGGTATTTAGCAAATGATAAACCAAGAACTCCTGATAAACTTGACGCTTCTTTAAGTATAGTTTGCCATTTTATAGATACTCCAAGAGTTTTACTTAAATACGCAGAAGTGCCTATAGAAGCTTTATATATTCGATCTTGAGATACACCAGAAATTCTTTGAGCTTCTGTTATTTGCTTTCTTGTTTCTAAATCAATTCCAGCAATTTCTTTTAACTGGATTTGGGTTTGTAAAGCTTCTGTAGATAGTGTATTATTTAAGCCTGTTGCTTCTGAGATTTCTAATTGTGTCTCCCTAAACTTTTTAGCATTGAATAATACATTTCCTGAATTCTGAGCAATGTTACTATACTGAGCATTTAATTTAGCTGCGTCTTCTCTAGATATCGCTAAGTTTCTAGCAAACAACTGAACAGCAGACGTTGCGTCTGTTGCATAATCTGCTACGCTTGCTAGCATATCAACAAGGCCTCCAATGAGTCCTCCTACAATTGGTATTTTTGCTATTAATTCTGTAAATGGAGAAACTAATTTAGCTATAGGACCTCCGCCTCCTGTTAAATTAGCAGTAATTCCTTTAGCAAATTTTTCAGCTCCTTTAGCAGCTAAACCAAGAGTTCCTCCTAATGCTGCCGCTGCAACTACCATTTTCTTTGTAGCAGTTTCACCGTCTCTAGCCTCTTCTACTATTTTAGCGTATGTTTCTTTACCTATTCCTAAGTATTTAGAAGTGAATGCTAAAACTTTACCTGTGTTTCCTACAGCTTTTTCAATATCTTTTTCATTCTTTAAATACTCTTCTGCTGTTTCAACTTGTTTTTGAGAAATATCTAAAGACTTTAATTGAGCTGCATAAGCTGCTTCTTGAGGTCTTATTTCACTTTTTATAGTATCTAGATTTCTTTCAGCTAGATTTAATAAATTAGTAGATGCTTTTATTGCCTGTTTATTTCCTGTAGCTCTAGCTCTAGAAACTTCTTCTTCTAATTTTTTTATATAATTTTGAGACTTTATAAAGTTTTCAGCTCTTTTTTTACCAGCCTCTCCTATTTGATCTTCTAATTCTTTAGCTTTATTAGCTTGAACTACTTGTTTTGCTTTAGACTTTTCTAATTCTTTTTCTATTCTATTTACATTAATAGTAGAAGCTTTTAAAGAATTTAACGTCCCATTTATTCTTTCATATGAAGAAACGACTTTATTTAACTCTCTAACAGAATCTCTTATAGAATCTTGAAAGTCACCCTGTCCTTGCCTCACATCTTTTAATGCAGATGTAAGCTGTTTAGGATCTATATTACCTGCTGGATTATCGTTTGCCATTTATTAGTATTACCTACGAATAAATATTTACTTTTTAGTTTTTACCTTAGAAACAAAAGTAGGTTCTTCTGATTTCTGCTTAGCAAATTCAGGTATATTAATAGTCTTAGGATCTGTCTTCTCTGTAATTTTTTTCTGATGTTGATTTCTGATCTCTTCTACTTTTTCAAGATGCTCATTAATCTTTTTAAGATTGAATCTGCGTTTAGCTACATCCATATTCCAGACTTCCGTGTAAGTAAAGCCACCTCCGCCGTGATAGGTTAATTCAAAAACCTCGGTCATAAATGCCGACCTATAGTCGGCGCTAGGGAAAAAAGAACTCAGCGGTCATAGGAAGATCAGCTTTGATTTCCGTGCCATCTTTAAGAGTGAAATTAACTGTTAAATCAATGTCTGGTGTGATTGATTCAATATATTTTCTTAGTTCTATAGAATCTCTTGATAAAAGATATCCTTGATCAATGAAGTCTCTAATTGTCTTTACTGTATAATCTCCATTAACCGATGTGATTTGATGCTTTAATCTAGTTGAAATTGTACCTGGATCTTGACCAATCATTTTTTTTATACCTTTGATCTCTTCGTCTATCTTTTTATCATCTACTAAGGTAAGAAGTTTAAATGTAACAGTATTTTTTGAATAAGGAAGAGTAAATGAGAACTCATTTTTATTACTAAACAATGACCAATCTAATTCTTTATACTTAAGAGTTTGAAGATCTGTGTCTATTTTTTCATCTTCTCCTGTATTAGGGTTCTTATATGTAAATGAATAATCTTTACCATAAGCTAATATCCTGGCAGCGATCAGTAAGCCGTTCCTGTCACCTAAAGTTAGGTCTTCGTAATTGATTGGTGATTTTATTAGGCTCTTCAACATCTTCTCAATGGCGAGGCCCTGGCGCAACAGGTTGACATTTGTAAGGATGTCTTCCTCTTTTGCTGTCATATACTTCATTTCAATCTGACCTTCTGATAATGGATTTTCTTTTGCGTATATTAGACCTTTTGAAGGTAGGTCAATCATTTCTGTAGGTACCGTAAACTTTTGTTCTGCCATAAAACTATTCTTTTATATATAAATATACTAATATTGAGTTTTATAAAATAAAAAAAGCCCCTAGTAAGGGGCTCTTTTCTAAATGTATTTTTCTTATATCAGTAATTTAGTACTGCATAATCCATTCCAATTGAAATTGTAATTTCAGTTGGATCTGATGTTGCCCAGTCATAGTTACCAAAAGTAGCTTCTTTAATGAAAGCGCCTTTAATAATCCACTCACTTACAATATCACCTACTGGACCTATAATAGAAAGGTTAAGATCTTTCTTATAGAAGTCAGAATAACCATCACGGCCAGTTACTGATTCATGGTGAAGACGCACCCACTCCATTACTGCTTGTTGTCCTGAAGGACTGATTGGATTATAAAGAGACAAACTCATATCTCTCCATTCAGCTTTACCTTTGATCTTACGATAAACATTAATGTGATCAAGTTTGATCTCGTTTAAAGTAACACCAGGAGCATCAGCTTTTTTGATCATATATGAAGGAATACCGTCAATATACATCACAAATCTGTTTGATACTGTAGGTTCAAACGCTGTAAACATTATCTCATTGGGGTCCAATACTGGCATCTTATATCAAGTTTTATTTCTACTTATAAATATACGAGAACAAAATTATTATCTACCCCAGGTCCTGGTTGTTTTACTCAACTGAGGTTTTCCTGTTTCTTTTTCTTTTTTACTAAGATAAGTACCAACAGTGGTGCCTGCACCTGCTATTAATGCCATTAAAGCTTCTGGGCCATGATTAGCTATAAAATCTTGAACCGCTGTCATTAAAGGAGATTCTTCAAGCATTCCCTCTTCTACTGTATCCATTCCTTCCATTTCTTGGATTCTGCTTTCAAGTTTAAGTTTAGCAGCTTTTAATTCTTGCAATGTACGATTTTTCATCTCTGATTCGTTATTTTTTTTATCTAGATTTTGAAATCCTTTTTTAATTTCTGCATTAGCTTTAGCTATAGCCTCTTGATGATTAAGTCCAGATGCTTCTGCATCTTTTACAAATTTACCAATGCTACTTACTAAGTCTACTATATTTTCTTCACCTTCTTTTTTGATCATGCTTACTGCCATGTCTTCAGAAGAATCAAATGGAGTACCCATGTATCCGCCACCTTCTTCCATTTTCTTCATACCGTCTTTAGGAACAGTCATTTTCTTTTCTTTAACCACTTTCCAATCACTAAATGCTTTTCCAGACTTTTTGGCTTCATTAAGAGTAAGCTGTGCTTTTACACTCTCATACAAGTGTGCTGGTACTTTAATTCTTAAAATTGTATTATCGTTCATCTTAAATTTTATTTATATTATTGACCAAATGTTGTACCAGTTGGAAGAATGTTGAAGTCAAGTTGAATGAATTCCGCAGTCTTTGTAGGTTGTAAATAAATTGTACCAACTAATTGGTTACGATCTACTACATCTGGAGTGTTATTAGTTTCATCCATTACTACTTGGAATGCATAAAGACCTTGTCTTTGTTGTACTGATTCTAAGTAAGGATTAACTTGGTTCAAGAATTTATTTCTAGTTACTTGAGTATTTGGTTCGAATACAATTGTTTGTCCAATTTGACCGATATAATCTTTAAGAGCAATCAACAATCTTCTTACATTTACACGATCAAGTGCAGATGGTTTAGCTTGAAGAGTCTTTTGTCCGTAGATTACTGTACCAACTCCAGGGAAAGAAGCAATTGGGTTAACTTTTCCTTGATAAAGAACGTTACGATCAGCCACACTCAACTTTCTTTCAGGTTGAAGTACAGTTGCCATTGCACCTCTATTAAGACCTGCTGGTGCAAACCACTCAGCAGCTACTTTATCATTGTATTCATATACTGCTGGTACTAATGTAGAAGCAGGAACAAAGTTTACTTTACCAGTTTCACGGCTTCTAACTTGTAACCATGGCCAATATGTTGCTGCATAAGAGTTATCATATGAAGCAGCTTGACTAGTTACAGTTGTTATTTGTGAACCATATCCAACCATATCAATTACTGCTATAGAATCACCACGATCTTGAGCTAATCCAACTATACTATTTATAGTTGATGGAGCATTTTGAGTTGTTAAACCAGGAGCATATAGAACATTAAACTTATATGAATCTTGGTTACTTAGTAAGCTAAGAGCTATTGTATAGTCTGCTGGATGTATACCTTGTATATTTGTACTTGGACTGGTTACTACAGAACTTAAAGAAGGTATTGCTTCAAATAAGTTTACAGCGGCTTTTCCAAATGATCCAAAAATAACACCTGTCGCACCTGAAAATGCACCATTTAATGAACCAGATCCAATTGCTGGTAGAGATGATGTATATTGAGCTCTAACCTGTCCAGATCCATCAAAATATCCAGGAGTTGGATAGTTAACAGAACTTACTCTTACATATCTACTCTTATTTTGATAAGACCCAGAAATTTGTAAATAATAGTTACCAGAAGAATCTTGAGTTATAGTTTGTGTTTGGTCACCAATAACATATGCAATATAGTTATTTTGATTAGGGTCTAATGAAAGACCATTCCATGTTTCAAGAATCGTTTTACTGTTATTATAATCATCACCGCGACGAATGATTAAGTTAAATAAACCAGATCCTGAGTTTGCAGAAGTGATTTCCCAACGAATATTAGAAGAAGATCCTGAAGCTAAAAGGCCATTTGTAGCAGATCCTGAGTTGTTCATTGTAACTCCTGAGGACAAAGTCTCAAGTGTAAAGGACATGCTAGTTGCATTAATGTTGGATGGTACAGGAGCACTAGCTGGTGTATAAGATCCTGATCCTACTCTTGTAACAAGAACAGAAACTCCGCCTTGTTCAAAGTAGTTAAGAACTGCCATACTAGTAAGGTACTCGTAATTAGCACCTCCTGAAACAAATGCAGCTCCAAATATAGATTTGTAGTCTGAATAAGATGTTACTAGAGTCGGTGTATTTACTGGACCTGTTACTGTTGGACCTACAATCGCAGCGCCTGCTTGAATTGGTCCTTGTGTTATTTGTGATAGATCGTTTTCATTTAAGAAAACCCCTGGGCTAATAAGTGTTTCGGCCATTTACATTATTTTTATCTAGTAATAAATATCAATACTTTATTCAAAACACTTTACTGAAATTCTCCTGTCTCTATATTTACATTAATGTTTCCGTACTTATCTGTTATATCTTGGAAAAATTTAGACTCTTCTATTTTTAGAGCTTTAACTTTCTGCTTTTGTTCTGCTGATTGAATATCTAGAATCGTTTTTTGATATTCTAATTCTCCTAAGATTGAAGCAATCTCTAAAGCGTCTTTTCTGATCAATTGTAACTTCTGAAGTTCTGTTTCTGTAAGTTGTCCCATAACGAGTGATTTTATAATAAATATGTACATTATAAATGAAAAAGGCCATTTTATTATATGGCCATTTTCTTTATATTAAAAAACAAAATAACGATTTTATTTTTGAGTCTTAGTAGATTTTTTTGTAGAAGGTTTATCAGTTTTTTTTGCTGTTGCTTTCTTAGCTGCTTTTTTTACTTCTTCTACTACTTTTTTTTCTGCTTTAATAAGAACAGGTTTTTCTTTCTTAATTTCTTCTTTAACTTCAGCTACTACTTCTTCTATCTTTTGTACAAATTTAATAGGAGACGTTTCAGTAGATTCTGTTTGTTTACGATCTTTTTCTAGCTTGTAGATAATTGCACCTGCTACTAGAAGTGCTGCGATAACTAATGCGATTGCCATAGATTGTTTATTTATTTATAAATATACAAAAATAAATCAAAAATTAATAGAGTATATAATTTTTATTATACTTATGAGGTTATGGGATTTAACCATGGTGCAGTCTGTATTAGTACTGGGGGATCAATTTGATTTTGTATTTGCTGTGCAAGATTTTCTTTTAGTTGAGTTACTGCATCAGGATTATAATAGTTCATCCTATCCTCTACCCAATGTTGCACTTCAGCTTTAGTTAAATCACCAAACTCGATCCATTCTTCATTAGGATCATAAGGAATATCAATTACTCCTATTGAACTAGCATTATAAGATCCAGTATTAGCATATAATTGCCAATGCACGTTAAATACCATGTCTGTTTTACCAGATGCAGTTGGATAAGATTCTAATGGGTTAAATTGCCAGTCGTAAGTTACATTATTAATGTCCATTTTATTTATTTTTTGTTTTATTATATTTTATGAATATTCTATTCTCATAATTAAGTTATCACCAAAATTAACAGCAGAACTTAAAGTCACTACTACATAAGGAAAATCACCAGTAGTGTAAGTTCCAGTAACACTATTACTACCTTTAGAGACTCCGTTTATTTTTACATTCGCTGTTACTGTGTAAGTTCCATTAGTTTTTACTTGAAAATTTGCTCTAACTGAGTTAATTCCTGATGGATATCCTGTACCATTATTATATAAAGTTGATACTGTATTATTATCATCAACTGTGGCGGAAAATCTATAGTTAACAGGGCAACTAGTTCCATTAGTGTTAGTACATAAAAGCCCAGCTACTGTAACAGTATCTCCAACTATAATTCCTTTACCGCTCGCTATTATTCCTTGAGATTGAAATCCAACTACTGATGAGGTTAGATTACTTTTAGTTACTAGCTGATTAGCTGATTTAGCTGCATAAGATGGGGACGATGTGTCTATATTAACATACGTATCAGCATCTGTTTTTGTAATTTGCTCATTGCTAGTAGGTATAGTTGTTTTTTGTACTAAAATAGACGTGTCTACTGCGTCTTTAAGATTAGTAAAAGATATTGTTTGATTATCTGCTAAACCAGCCCAACTCATAAATTGATTAATTTTTTAATTATTGTTTCAAGTTCTAAAACTCTTTTTTCCAATTCAGCTATTTTAAGAGTGTGCACGTCTATGTATTTTACTGATAGCTCTCCATTAGGATTAATTAGTTCAGGAGCTTGATCTCTAACTTGTTGTGCAGAGTAACCGTATCTAATGTCATTAGATTCATCATCTTTTCTTATAAACTTAATTACATCTAAATTTAACCCTACATTTGGGTTAATTTCTAAAACTGTTTTCTTAGTTATATCTGATGTTTCATAGTATCCAGTTGCTCCAACAGTTCCATTTACCTCAAGTTTATAACTTGCAGGTGATGTAGTACCTATACCAACATTACCACTAGCGCTAATAAATAATCTAGTACTAGAGTTAGTAATAAGAACCATATCGCCAGTAGCGGCTTCATTTGCTAATGTAAGTTGTTTAGACCCTGCTGATGGATAACCAAAATAGCCTTGTCTACCAACAGAGCTTGATGGATAGAACTCCATGTATGTGTGATCTGATCCCTGTAATAAAAAAGTACTTCCATTATCACTTGCTCTTACCTTTCCAGATACATCTAGTTTATATCCTGGTGATGTAGTATTTATACCAACATTACCTCCGGTTTGATATATTGTGCTACTTCCTAAACTATTATTGGTAGACCATATAGGAATATAGTTTGTTGTACCTCCTGATATACTTGAAGCAGTAATAGCGTTATAAGCAACTGTAACTATACTTCCTGTATTATCATAACCTAAATATCCATTAAGATATCCTGGGTTTGCTTTAAATGATGTAGTAGATGTATATTGATCAAATTGCACCTGCCCGGTATCATGAAAATAAAAATAAGATTGTCCTCCATTTAATGGTTTATTATTTCTAAAGACTGTTCGTGTACCTCTACGAACAGGTGATGAGGTCCAATCTTCTGTAGCTTGGATCCACATCATTGAACCAATCTGAGAAGTCACTCCATCAAATCCATTATAATAATTTAGAGATATAATTGAACCATTAGTTACCTGTAGTGTTTGACTAGTAGAGTAACCTACTTGAGTAGGTCCATACATAGTTATTCCGTCACCAGCTCCTGCATTATATGAACCAGTTCCTTGTGATACTAAAATTGCACCACTTACATGAAGAAAAGTTTGAGGATTTGGAGTATTTATACCGACATAACCATTTTGATCAATGCGTAGTCTTTCAACTAGGCCTGTGGTATTCATTGTAAATAAACCTAATCCTCCACCCACACCTTGATTAAGATATCCTCCAATTGCACCTCCATATCCATCTGTAGATGTTGTTGAACCTCCAGATGTTTTTCTTATTGTAAAATAAGTCCAAGATGTTCCTGATACATTTTCAGCAGATCTTACTCCACCCACAACAACATTTGAAGTAGAAGTTGAATATACTTCTAAAGGTTGAAATGGATTTGTAGTGCCTACACCTACATTGCCACTAGAATTAATAACAACATTATTTGTAGTTCCTCCATTTACTCTGAAAGAAAAGCCATTACCTGTAGAAGCCATAAAATACATTCCATCTGATGTAGATGTTGATGCTAATATTCTATTACCTCCATCAGCTGCGGAATTAAATCCTAATACTTTATAAGGAGATCCATAACTTGAATCGTCTCCTGCTACAATACCATTAAGAAATGAATTTCCTCCATTTACATTTAATTTATATGAACCTGGTGATGTAGTACCTATACCAACGTTACCACCTGATAAAATAGTCATTCTAGTACTAGAATTAGTAATAAAAACTATATCACCAGTAGCAGATTCATTGGCTAGTGTTAATTGTTTAGATCCAGCAGATGGAAATCCAAAATATGCTTGTCTACCAACAGAGCTTGATGGATAGAACTCCATGTATGTATGATCACTTCCTGATAGTATAAGACTATTTGCTTGTTTATATATAGTTGTTAAACCAATAACATGAAGTGGTGAGGAAGGGGTTATAGTACCAATACCAACATTGCCTGTTGAAGAGTTGATATACATTCTAACATTGTTAGAATTATCTTGGAAAGAGTGCGCTGTAGAAGCTGCATAATAGTGATTTCCTGATCCTGCATTATCTATTAGTATATAGCCATTTGTTCCTGCCGCTCTTAGTACTGTTTGAGCTGATCCTGTTATATCTAATTTAGCATTAGGAGAAGTAACTCCTATACCTACAGCTCCTCCATTTATGTATGAAGGATTATTAGCAGCAATGTAATTAGTTAAAACTCCACTAGCATTATATTGACTTATAGTTGAACCATATCCTGAACCTCCTGCTATTATAGTAACATCGCTTCCTCCCTGTGCACCTATTCTTATTTGGTTTGCAACATCTAGTTTATATGATGGATTTGTAGTACCTATACCAACTTCACCACTAGCGCTAATAAATAATCTAGTACTAGAGTTAGTAATAAGAACCATATTACCAGTAGCAGCTTCATTAGCTATTGTTAATTGTTTAGAACCTGCTGATGGATAACCAAAATAGCCTTGTCTACCAACAGAACTTGATGGATAAAACTCCATATAAGTGTGATCGCCTCCTTGTAATAATAATGAGTTACCATTTTTATTAACAAGCGCAGATCCTCCAGAAACATGAAGTAAATAATTAGGTGTTGTAGTACCTATACCGATACTACTTGCTGATTGATACATTACACTACTACTTAAACTAGTGTTTGTATTCCATAATGGAATATAAGTTGCAGCACCACCATTTATATTTGATGCCGTACCTGCGTATGATGCTGATGGTATAGAACCACTAAAATAAGATGCAGTAGCAGCATAAGAAGCAGTAGTACTTAAAGTATTAGTTGTAGCATTATATGAAAAACTACTACTATTAACTAAAATAGGAGCTTGACCTGATCCGCTAACAACAAAAGTAGGGTAGAATAAAGTACCGGCAACTGTATTAGTTATAATACTTGTGCTAGACGTTGCAGCAAGAGATGCAGATGTAGCATTAGTTACAGATGATGTAATAAAGTATGATGCTGTAGCTGCATATGACGATGTTGTATTTAATGTGTTAGTTGCAGGATTATATGAAAAGCTAGAACTATTTACATATAGTGATTGACTATTAGAACCAGATACAACAAATGTGGGATACCATATACCTGTTTGTGTATTATTTATAGTAACAGCAGCAGTAGAAGTTGCTACTCCTTGTGCTACTGTTATAGGAAATGTCGTACCATCACCTTTTATAAAAGTAATAGTAGATGAATTTACTGTCGCGCTAATAACGCCTTGGAGTGGAAGTGATGCTGTGGTTGCATAAGATGCAGATATTGAACTTGTTGCAAATGAAGCAGTTGTTGAAAATGTTACTGAACTTGTTATAAAATATGAAGCAGTAGCGGCATAAGAAGCAGAGATTGCTGATCCTGCTGTAGTTGCATAATTAGCTGTAGTTGCCGAACCTGCTGTAGTTGCATAAGTAGCGGTAGCTGCATTTCCATCTAAATTGCCTTTAAATCCTCCGGTCACATGAAGAATTCCGTCATAAGTTAAAGTAGGAACTCCACCAAATGACCCAGCACTATTATATTGAATTTGACCAGATGATCCTCCAGGAGTGCCTCCACCACCGCTACCTCCGTCTCTATAAAAGAAACGACCATTGCCGTCCGCAACAACATATCGAGTTATCGAACTGCTTACTGTAAGTGCTACTTGTAAGCTATTTAAAGTAGCATTTCCTTCTTGGCGAACTGCATGTATTGTGAATCCCATTCTGAATATAAATATTCATGATATTATTATCTTAATTTATCTTTTTATCATGTCCACAATCATGTCTGCAACAACATTCCAGTACTTATCAATCATGAACATTCTAGTCTCTTCATTTTTATTTGCAACTGTTCCATCTTGCCAAACATAATAAATGTTAAATTCAAAGTCGCAATTAATAGGATAGTGGTCAAGCTTATTCATATCTCTCCATTTTTTATCCCAATAGAAATAACTGTTCTCTGAAATTGGAGGCCACTTGTGAGTTGGATCTTGAACTGCTCTTACAGATTTGTAGTAAGGATGCATGTGCCTCATCTTCCCTCCAGGTTTTAGAATACGATAACATTCATTAAAGAACTTTATTCTTTCTGTTCCATCAAGATGTTCTATAAAATGAGAAGTAAAGATAGCATCAACTGATTCATCTTTAAATGGATATGGAAATTTAGTCAGGTCGTGAATCTTATCTACACCTTCGCATTTTGCAATATCTACTCCAATAACTTTAGTAACATCAACTTGCATGTTGTCTTTAAAAAATTCTGGAGTGGATTTATTTTGTCCGCAACCTAAATCTAAAGCTATAACTTCAACTTTTTTTTCTTTTTTAACTGTAACTTTTTCTTTTGCCATTTTACTTTATTTTTACCACATTTGGTCGTTTTCAAAATCGTAATGTCCTACTTTTACTCTAGAATCACAAGCAAATTTGTAACCTAATTTACCTGCATTCTCAAAGAATTTAAGATCTTGAGTATAAGAAGTTGCACCTTGTCCAGGAATATATTTTTGAACTGTCTCAAAAAATGGTTTTGGTAGTTTTTTATTTTTGAATATATCAAGTTTAAATAATGTAAAACCCATTCCTAAACCATTACATCTAACTACAGTATCTGTCTCAGGCATAAATGGAGCAAAGTTAACAGGAAACACATCGTGTTTACCATAACACATTGGTTTTCCGTCTACTCCTTTTGTCCAATACAATCCTCCTATAACATCGTACTTGTCCATATTTTCATATAGTTTAAGTAGTCCATCTGGAGGAGGCGCATTATCTTCTTCTAGAGTGAGAATATATTTCCATTTTGATAGATCAGGATGTTGTAGGATACCTTCAATTGTTTGTGTGTAAGCAGCTCCTACTTCCATACCAATAGCAAACGTTCTAATGAACTTTTGATTCATTGGAGACATTAATCCCATCCATGATTGAACTACCTTTGCAGGAACTTGACCTCTTGTTGGTACTATA